GGAAAACCATGGAAAGGCGAAAAAGGCGACACCGGCGAAAAGGGAGACAAAGGCGACAAGGGAGATCCGTTTGAGTACGGCAAAAGCTACGATACTTTATCGGCGCTGGAGGCTGCTTATCCTTCCGGCGACGCAAAGGGCCACCTTGTCGGGGAAGTAGCGTATATTTGGGGCGGTTCTGCGTGGAAAGCAACGTCGGTAGACCTGACCGGATATCAAAAAGCAGCGGACGCAGATAAAAAGTACGTTCCGCAGACGCGCACGGTCAACGGAAAAGCTCTATCTGATAATGTGACTTTAGCAGCAGCCGATGTTTCAGCGGCCCCGTCCTCCCACATAAGCAATACGGTATCCACGGAATCCGGCGTGCATGGCCTGCGCTGGTATAACAGCAAATTGCAGGCCGAGGATTCGTTGGGGAACTGGAAAGACATTTCAAACGAAGAGTTAGCACCCGCCGACGTATCCGGCTTGCAGGCAAAAGCGGGATACGGAAAGATTACAATTTCATGGAGCGACCCTGCCGACACCGTTGTTGACGGCACGACAACCGTGAAATGGGCCGGGACAAAGCTGGTACGCAAGACCGGGAGCTATCCGGCAAACCCGTCCGACGGCACGGCGCTTGTTGACAATACCATGCGGGACCAATACAAGACGAATGGTTTTGCAGACACCGGCCTTACCAATGGCACGACCTATTACTATGCGTTGTTCCCTTATTCCGCTGCCGGTGCGGTGAACAGCGATGTTACCAACCGAGTTTCGGCGGCTCCGAAAGCATATGTGCTTTACGGCGTGCGCTGGCATAAAAACCAATCGTCGCCGGTATTGGAACGGCTGGATGATTCGGCAAATTTCACCGCGGCCGCGACAAACGGCAGTACGGCGGGAAGCTCTGATTTTGACGACAAGCCGATCTATAAAGACATCAAAATGTGCAACGTTGTCAACAGAGCTGTGACCGTTTATAAAGGTGAGGCCGGGTTCTCCCGCGCTCCGTCGTCCGGCGACGTGATGGTTGAAATTCCAAAGTTTTACTACAAAGTTATTGACACAGACGATTACCGCGATTTTCTGATTTCGGACAGTCAGCTCGACGGGTTTTCCGTCGCTCCCCGCCATGCGCCGTGTACGGATTATCCAAACGGCGCAAGTAAAATCTATGTAGGCGCTTATGAGGCAGGCAGCGGATACCGCAGTATTTCCGGGGCGGCTCCCCTTGTAAGTGAAACCCGCGCGCAATTCCGAGCCGATTTTAAAAACCGTGGCACGGGATATTCACAAATCGACTGGGCAACGCAGTTTGAATTATTTATTTTGTATCTTGTGGAATATGCCACATGGGACTCCCAGTCGGCAATCGGGAGCGGCTATACGGACAGTGCCAATTCCGCTGCTATCAGTACGGGCGGCGCGGATTCCGTTTCTGGAGAAACCGGCACGGCAGGAAGTAACAGCGCCGTGAAATGGCGGAATATTGAGAACCTATGGGGCAATGTTCGAGAATGGCGCGACGGGATCAACTTTAACGATGGCCTGATTTATGTTTGCCTGAATCCGTCAAAATTTGCAGATGATACGTCGGCGAACTATTCGGAAGCGGCATACACCAAAATCCAAAGCAGCGGCTATATTTCAGGGCTCGGATTTGATGCAAATATACCGTGGGCGCAAATCCCGACGGCTGTTTCGGGCAGCGGCAGCACATATCTCTGTGATTATTATTGGTACGGTACAGGCTGGAAGGTGGCTTGTGTCGGTGGTGACTGGGACGATGGCTCTCACGCGGGCCGTTTCTACTTGGACGCGGGCGACGGTTCGTCCGACTCCGGCTCCGCCGTTGGTTCCCGTCTCCTTGTAATGCCTACTGAATAGGAGTTTGGGGGCGATTAGCCCCCATCATTCCAAAAGGGAAAGTCTGCACTTTGGGTGGCTTGTGTCGGTGGTAACTGGAACAATGGCTCTAACGCGGGCCTTTTCTACTTGAACGCGAACAACGATTCGTCCAACTCCAACTCCAACATTGGTTCCCGTCTCTTTGTTTTAGAAAGTTATGACTTTGTGCAGACTTTTGGCTATCAGCCTATCGAAAGATACCTTGCCGCTTGGCAAAAAATATTTCTTGGAAAGGCATGGCTTAGTAGTTAAATACCGAAAGGCCGTGAAAAGAAAAACAAGGTGAAGCATATGCCAAAACGTGCCGGACACCTCTACGAGGAAATGTGCGAACAGAGAAATATCAAATTGGCTATTTTGGATGCTGCACGAGGCAAGCACAGCCGAAAAGATGTTCAGAATGTGCTTGGACATATCGATGATTATGCGGCAAAGATACAAATGATATTGGAAAGACAGTCATATAAGCCGTCAAAATATCGCGTTCAAACAATCTATGACAGTCGGAGCAAAAAGTACCGGCAAATATGCAGCTTACCGTTTTATCCAGATCAGATCATTTTTTGGTGTGTAATTAATACGATAAAGCCGGTTCTCATGCATGGAATGTACGAATGGTGTTGCGGAAGCATCCCGGGGCGCGGAATAAAATGCGGTTATCGTGCCGTGAGGCGCTGGCTCGATTGTGACTGGAAAAACACAAAGTATTGCCTAAAGCTGGACATCCACCACTTTTACCAGTCTATTCCGCATGACAAACTCATGATGGCTTTTCAGCACAAAATCAAGGATAGAAAGATGCTTTGGCTGATTAAAACGATTGTGGACAGCCTTGCGGATGGGCTGCCGATTGGAAATTACACATCCCAGTGGTTTGCGAATTTTTATTTAGAGCCGCTCGACCATTACATCAAGCAGGAGCTGCACATCAAGCGCTATGTACGGTATGTGGATGATATGGTGCTTTTCAGCCATAGCAAAAAGCAGCTGCATAAGGCACTTAAAGCGATAAATGAATATTTAAAAGGTATGGGGCTGACGCTCAAAAGCAACTATCAGATTTTTCCCACAAAAAGCCGACCAGTAGACTTCTTGGGATTTCAATTTCACCATGGTTACATAAAATTGCGCAATAGCAACTTTCTCCGGCTATACCGCCGATACAGAAAAATTCGGAAGATGCTTAAGCGGCACAAAACAGTTTCGCCAAAACTAGCAATGGGATTTATAAGTCAGTGCGGAGAACTGAAGCACTGTAATGCTTATTGGTTCCGACAAAAAATCAGCAGAAATATCAATCTAAACAGACTGAAAGAGGCGATCACAAATGAAAGTAAACGGCAGTGCAAAGCCTGCGGCTTTGCTGTTTGAACACCGGTTTGACGGCATGGCGGAAATGCGGTTCCGGGAAAATATCGTCAAAAATGACGATGGCTCCTATACCTACGACGAATATTTTCTTTCCATGCTTGACCGCACCGGGTTGGAAAAAATCGTGCAGGACAACACGGAAGTATGGCTTGCCTATGCAAAACAGCAGGAAACAGAACAGCAGGCGCAGACGATACGGGGCACAAGGGATAAGCTCTTGTCCGATACCGACTGGACGCAGACGGACGATGCTCCGGTTTCGGCGGATGACCGGGAGGCCATGCGGCAGTATCGGCAGAAGCTCCGCGACGTTACAGCGCAGAGCGGGTTCCCATCCTCGGTGAAATGGCCTGAAAAACCGGAAATTGCAACAGCCGGGAATCAGTCCGCAAGCCTTGACTTGCTGGAGCAGACGGTAGAGTTGCAGGCGCAGATTGCGCAAATGCAAGTAAATTCCGAAAAATCATAATGGAGGTATAGAAAAATGGACATCAAAACCACTTATGAAAACTGCAAAACCTTAATCAATGCTGGGAGGCTGACAAAAGATGCCGGGCTGCCGATGCTGTCACTCTTTTTGATGGTCGGGGCAATCAGCAACGATCAGTACGTCGAATTGACCGGTCTGCTGAATCCTGCGGTGGCGGCAAGTACAACGGCTGACGGCACAAGCACAACCAGTACGGCAGCATCTACCAGTACAGGTAGTACGGCAACTGCGTAAAATATTTTGCGGAAAGTTGCTCTTTTGGGGGCAATTTTCCCCGGTTTTTACCGGTAGGGTGAAGGGATTGATTTTATGGCAATCAAGGGCATTGACATCTATAACGGGACAGGCCGCCCGGATTTCGCGGCGGTCAAGCGTGCCGGTATCAGCTATGTTATCCACAAGGCGACGGAGGGCGTCAACTTCACTGATAAATCCTTTGCCGCCAACGTAACCGCCGCCCGTGCCGCTGGCCTGCCCGTAGGCGCCTATCACTTTCTTCGGGCGACGCCGATTGACCGGCAGGCGCATGACTTTCTGGCGGCAATTGATGGCCACGGGCCTTACTGCTGCCTTGCGATCGACGTTGAAAACCCGCGCAAGAATGGTGTTACCATCCCGGAAATATCCAACATGGGCAAGGCGGC